ATATCTTCTTCAGTTTGACGTAAGATATACTTTCTTACATATTCATTACTGAAGTATTTACCAACATATTCAGATGCACTTCCTAATGCATCTAACCTTTCTCTCATAATCTCTTGTTCTTTTAGTTCAGTAAAGTGATTGTCTGCAGTGTAGTCGTATTGTATAAAATCTTTTATTTTATCAAACTCTTCTGCACGAACAATCTCTTTAAGAACTAATTGAGTTCTTAAAAGGTCAGTAAAACATCTAGCAAACTTCTTCTGAAGTCTGTTAGTAAACTTATTAAACTTCAATTCGTCTCTAGAAATCTCTGAAGAACGACCCATATTGAATCCGTTCTCAGCTTCCATTCTAGAACTTGGAACATTTAATGACTGATATAACTTCTTCTTGAAGTATTCTACATCGTCAATTTCTGCAAGGTTTTGTCCACCTGGCAAGGTTGTAATTTCCGTTCCTCTACCACCTTCTCTTCTTGGTAACCAAAAATCTTCCAACATACTCATATGTTTTCTATCATCTTTGATTTCACCAGTATCTGCGTTATATACAAGTTTATTTCTATACTTGTTCATAACATCTGCAAGATACTGTTCTGCTTTTGCCTTTGGAAGGTTACCTACGTCAATGTAGAATATCCTTCTTTCAGGTGCTCTAGACAATCTATAGATTACTAGTGCATCTTCCATCATTGATAACTGGTTCGCAGTTTTCAATGCTTTGTGCAGATAACCAACAACTGCATTTTTGTTATAATCTAACAATCCTGAAGTCGTATATGTAATCGCTTCAGGTGCAATTTTGACTGTTGTACCTTCATTAGTACCAGTCTTTTCGAAACCTTTATCGTTAAAAATGTAGAATTCTTCCGCTTTCTTAACAATGTCTACACCTAACTTCTTGTCTTTTTTGGTCTCTATGTTTCTAACCTTCTTAATTTTAAGAGGGTCAACATTCCTGATGTCAACCAAACCTGCTTTGGTTCGATTGCTATCAACGACCTTATGGAAGTAAATTCTTCCATCGATGTACCATTTTCGGAATATTTCGTGAGAGTTCTGATTGAACTTCATCATTGATAGGATTGCGTAAAACTCGTCTTGCATTTTTTTCTTAATGCTATCAGAGAGCTTTACGTCTCTGAGGTCGAGTGTTACTATCCTATCGGCACTATCCGATGTGATACACTCATTCACTATATCTTCAATAGCTGCGTCACATTCAGGTACTAAGGAAGTTTCACGGTATCTTCGAATGAGTTCAATCTCATTCTTGATACCACCTTCCATATCGACATAGGCACCATATGCCCCACCCGATATAAAACCTGCTTGTTGCGAGATGACTGGTGTTCCGTCATCATCGACCTGAGGCACAAAACTTTTCGCAGTTTTGACCTCGGTAGCTCTTAACTCGTCTTTCTTACGAGTGATTTCAAATCCAAATATATCCATACTATTATTTATAAGACCTAATCATAGTCTTATTCACTGTTCTTTCTAAAGAACTTAAATGACTCTTTCCCAATGCGAGTATGCGAATGTCGCTTCAAACTCTTCCAACTGATTTTCGGCTTCGTAAGTTAATGCGATTGAACCGATTGATTTAGGGAAGCAGTTGAAGAATTCGTATCTCGCAAGGACTGAGTCGTCTTTACCTAACTGTTCTACAAAACCTCTACTTAATAAGTAGTCTGTTGTTGCCATACCTGTTGAAACACCATGACCTTGTATCTCTTGTTGCCACTGTTCTAATGCAGTTCTGGCACTGAATTCATTATCATTGATAATTGTAACAGTCCAATCGTCATAGGTTCTTTCACCAGCAAGTTTCAATATCATACCTTTGTATTGTACGGGTGTTTCACCTATATTAGCAGCAGGAATTTGAGACCCTTTTGCAAGGAATTCGATTTTGTTTCCAGCACGAGGTAGAAAGATTCTAAATCTGTTTGCCCTTGGGCCACCACCTATTAATTGCGCTTTAAATTGGTCTATACTTGACATTTATCTTACTCCTGTTAAACTGCGTTATAAATCTCTTCGAACTGAACACCACTTCTAGCAGCAACAAAGTTCAAAGTTATATAGTTAATTGAACGTGAAGGTTTAACGAAGATTGAACATACAAACTCGTTTCTGTCCATGACTGAATCAGTGTTGTTTGTTTCATCACAAACCACTGAGAAGTCTGTTAGACCCCTTCTGTTTTTCACGTCTCTTAGGAAAGGTTCTATCGCAGCTCTGAATTGTGCTCTTGTGAATGCATCGTTGTATTCAAAGAGTTGTGCTTGAGCGGCAGTTGATATTGCTTTCTCTAGGACTATGAATAATCTTCTTACATTAATTCTATCAAATGCAGAAGGTGATGTTAGTGCAGTTTTGTCACCAAATAGTATTGTCCCTTGGCCAGGGAATGTAACTACTGGGTTGACTCTTGCACGATACAAGTCATCTCTTGAACCCTGTTTTGGATTGTAAGCAAGTTTAGTGATACCTAAGTATTGACCTCTAGTGAAACCTGCAGGGGAAACCCATGCATCTCTCTGTAAGTCACTTCTTGCCATGATACCTGCTGTGTGAGCATTTGCAGGAATCCAACAGTACTTGTCGTTAAATCTGTCGTATTGATAAACCCATGTTGAGTCAAACACTGCAAAACTTGAAGAAGATGCAGTAGCAAAATCTGCTAATACGTTAGTTGTTTGTGTTGATTCTGAAGATACGTTAACACATGATGCACGTCTTGGACTTGCGATAACCATACAATCCTTTCTTTTCTCTGCGAGTAAGATTGCTTGGTTTACTTGTGTTGTCCAATCTGCAAGAATGTCTTGGTCTGTTCCTGAACCGTTATCAGTTCTTGTTGAACCAACGATTAGGAAAGATATATCGATTGAACTTGCATCTTCGAAATGGTCTGACCATGCAGTTTGTTTTTGACCTGCAGTAGCAGTTCTTCCATTTGCACCACCACTTAGTGATGAAACTTCAGGACTTGAAGGTCTTCCAAATGCAGTTGAAGCTGAACCTGCGTGTGTTCTTGTCTCAGTTGCACTTGCGTGTGTTCCTGTTGAATGACCTGACCAATATACCCACTCTGATTTGTTTGCGAGTACATCTTTGTAGTAATTTGTTGCACCGAACCCATCTTTACCGTCTGAGGCACATGATAAGTGACCGTATGTTTCTAATACAGTGTGTGCTGTTCCTGAGATAACACCGTCTTCGTCTACAACTACAACGTGAATTTCGTCATCGGAACCACCAGCAGCTGTTGCTGTTCCTGATTTGCCTGGAGCTTTATTGAACAAACCATAATGTTCCCAATATCTATCGATATTAGCACCGTTTGCAACTGCATGAGTTAATCCTGTTCCTGCAGGTTGGTCTAATGCTTCGATAGTAATAGTTGTTCCACTAGGAGCAGTTAACACTCTATACTCAGTGTCATGTCCTGCGAACTTGATTATATCTCTGATTGTGAATACGTTTGACGCTGCTACTGTAATGGTTGTTTGACCCACTGCTTCAGCTGCACCTGCTGTAGTTACTGCATCATTAAAATATGCGTTTGAACTAGCACAAGTTTGAACTTGTAGTGAATTACCTTTAGACCCAGCATATTTTGCAATGAATTTTCCAACAGTTCCTGCCTGAGCACCACCTTTAAAGGTGTTAACGTAGTCATCGTTGTGTTTTAACAATGTGGATGCGTGTCCACTTGCGTTCGCATTGAATAAACCTGTAGAGTTAATTCTTACGACTCTTAATGATGAACCATACTTTAAGAAAGATTCTGCTGAGTAGAAGTCTTCTGCACCTGCATCTGAATTAGCAGGTTCTCCGAAACAATCTACCAAACTTTTTGAATCTGAAACTGTCTTTACTTCATCAACAGGGCCCCATTGAAATGAACCAGCGAATGCACCAGTAGTTGTTGCAACTGCTGGGACAACATTTGTAAGGTCTATCTCGTTGACCTGTACGCCTGGTGATACTTGAAATGCCATACTTTTCTCCTGTTAATGTAAAAAGTTATTGTTTACTGTTTTATTTATAACAATACAGTATCTAACAACACTATATTACATTTCTCTTCTTTTATTTAGTTTCCTTCGACATACCACCTATCCCCTTCATCGTCTACAAAGGAAGTAGCTTCGGGTGTTTTGTTACTTGCACCAAAGATACCTGCAGGTAGTAGGTCATTTTCTATTAACTTTTGTTGTTCTGCGTATAAAAGGTCTTTTATCTGATGATTTGTTAAGTGGTGAAAATATTCCGTTGTAACAAACCAACTAAACAATACACAATTCATTACTAGGTCATCGTGATACCCTTTTGCCGCTTCAAACGACATACCTTTATTTATGAATGTCATTAGCTCAGTAATGGTGTTCCTATCACATAAAACCAGTCTATTTTCCTCTAACAACTCTTTTAGAGTAGAACACCCTATCCTTTTTATTTTCTTATTCATGGTTACACCAATATCTTCTGTTTTGGTTTGTCCCTGAACAAAAACATTATCATACTCTATGTCGAAGTGTAATTGTGTTGCAACCATAGCTCCTTCTGCATTATTCTCAATAATTACTAATGCATTGTTATATGCAGTCGCATATTTGTTTATAATATCAGGTAACAACATAGGACTTATCATACTATTCCTATATGTTGCGACCTGTTCAAATGGTTGAACTGAAGTGTCAAATATTGTAAACGTAGAATAGTCCATACCTCTTCCTTTTGCAACGTCCACCGTGCAAACGTAGGTATGACCCTCTTCAGGTTGTTTATACATGGAAAAGTCTTCCTTACCCCATTCTGCATCTAATGCTCTCATACCCAATAAACAGTTAGAACTGATAAGTGTATTACCTGTTCCTAAGAATGAGTTACCATACTCTTGTTCGAATTGTGTTT